CATTAGGACACTCCAAACTGCACCGCAAAATGATCACACGCCAGATGCGTAACCTGTGCGCCCACATGTTCACACAATCGGCGCGATTCGTCGTTGGTCGCCATCATCCACACTTCTTTCGCACCCAATCGCTGGGCCGTCTCCTGCATCGCATTCCGCAGCGCCCGCGCCACCGACACACGGCCACGGTCTTCTTCTCGAATCCATGCCCCATCCATGTGCCACGCTTGCAAAAATGACGTACACCCCACAATGACGCCGTCCGACTCCACCACCATCACAATGTCCTCGGTCGGATGCAGCGACGGCCAGACGGACTCCAACAGTGTCCCCACCAGCTTCGGCCACTCGTCTGCCGGCAATCGGCGTGTTGTCAGATCACCTGTTCGCACACCACGTCCAATCGATACTGCATCGTCGTCGCCCCCACGCTTGCGTACGTCGTCGCATAGGTGATGGTCGTGGCATCGTCCACGCGAATAATGGCCGACAGCGAGGTCGTCGTCGCCAACGTGTTCCCCGTCATCGCCGTGCTGCTCAGAGTACAGGCCACCCCCGATGTCCAGCCAAAGGTGACAATCAACGACGAACTCGTCGTCGCCGCTCGTGTCACTTGCGCCGTCATCGACAGCCGGTAGACACCGGGCAGCACCACCAAGATTGGCATCGCCGTCGTGGTAATCGACGCCGCTTGTGTCGTCAGGCTGACCGACGACACCGTCTGCGGCCCCGCATTGATACGGTCAATCAACGACAGCAGCCAGTAGCGCATGGCTTGCGTCACACGCCCGGTAATGCTGTTGTTCAAGACCGGCGTCTCGACAATAACGGGTGGCACCGGGGCAAGGGCCAGCATTACGACTGCCCTTGGAAGTTGCGACCCTCGACCAGTGCGCCCACAATGCGCCACGCAATCGGGTCCGTTACCACAATCTCAGGCACCCACATCTGCGTGGAACTCGCCAGCCGTGTCCAATACACGTTGGTGCTATACGCCCCTAACGCGCCTGCGGTCACCGACTGGCTCTGGCTCCACGTCTTAAGGTTGATGCTCGTTCGCAACAGCACTTGCGGGTCAGACCCCTGTCCAGACGACGTGCCAAGGCCGGGTTCCAGCAATAGTTGAAACCGCGACACAAACATGCGCCGAGACTGCGGGGCCACCCACAACGGCGGCGGGATGCGAAGCCGTCTGATCAGGGTGCCATCGCACTCGCTGGTGAACGACGTGTCCATCTCACACAACATGCCCGTCTCGCGGTCGCCCACCAGATGCTTCCCAAAGGCGTAGCAGTGGTTGCGCGGCCCCCAGAAGTCATAACTGCCCGTGGCTGTATCCCACACGCCCCGTTCATGCCAGAGCCGCGTGGTAAGGTCATAGACCCATGTGGCGTTGGCCGAGGGAAACGTCAGGCAGTAGAACGTGTGGCCTTGTTCGCTATAGGTCACCGCTTCGGCGTCCGTGATGCCCACGGTCCGCGCATAGCCCGCAATCGCCGTTTCCACGGCATACGTGCTCACGCGGTCAGGCACCAGTCCGTTGGCCGCAACGACCAGTCCCGCCCCATTGGAGTTCTGCGACAGCCACATCATGCTGCTGCCCACCAGCGCCACACTCGACGGGGCACAGGTGCCATAGCCAAACACGCTGCCAGGCACCGGTTGAAACGGAAACGGCGACGTCCCCGCGTCATACCAGACCTCGCCGGTCTGCTCGCCAATCAGCCAAATCTGACGGTTGCTATCGACATTCATCGACACCCACGGGTCCGGCGCAATGCTGCGTTGGGCAAACTGCGTCAAATCCCACGTCGCCCCGTCGTTCAGTTCGCTGATATAGAACGTTGAGGTGGCCGCATTGAAGGCCAAGAAGTAGCCGTCAATCATGCCCACGCTGGTCGTGATCCCCGCCAGATTCGCCACCGCCGTCAGGGTGTTCGTGGCAATGTCGAGCAGATACCCATTGGTGCCCGACCCAATCAGCAGCTGTCCGCCCGCATCCCCGTTGCTGGCAATGCTGGCCATGTTGGGGTCATTCGCCACGGTGCCGCCCGTCACAATCGACGCGCTGTTGGTGTCCAGCACCTTGTAGACATGTCCGCCCATCACGGCATAGCAGCGCCCAGCCATCGCAAATAATGCACGGCAGTTGATGTCGCTCACCGTGACGTAGGGTTCTTGGCCCGGACAGGGATACAACGCCGCCGCATACGGAGACGCCGCCGCCTGAATCGGCTCAGGATACCAGTTCATCGTCCGTTCGAGGTCCGCCCACGGACTCTGCGACTCGTTCGACCCGTAGACAAAGCCCGGATACTGGCCCATGTTACGTGTCCGAATAGATGTTGTAGTGCGGACCTGCGCCCCCAAACAACAAACCCGCCACGCCGCTCGACAGATCGCTCAAGCGTTGATTAGCGCGTTTGATGTCGGCTTTGCTCTCCATCGCCGCCTGCTGCAAGTCTGGTGTCAATGGGGCGTCAAACGCCGCCGCAATCTCTTTCGCCAACCCTGTCCGCAGGAAGCGACGGTACCCCGGAGGCAAGCTAATCGTGTCGGAAATGGCAGTGAACTCTGACACCGGCACCGGGGTATAGATCACCCCCTGCAACGTCGTGCTTGTGGGCAACGGCCACAGGTAAATCAGGCCCAATCCCGCACTAAAGACGGCGTTGTAATACGCGGCTTGTGGATACACCGAGGTCAACGCTTTTTGCGCGATCCCCGCATAGGCGTCTTCCGTCAGTGCCGTGCCAAGGTTGTACTCAATCGTCGGGCTGACACTCGTGTCCTGAAACCCAATATTGGTAATCCCCATCGGTCCAGTGGGACGCGCACAATTGATGACGCCGCCGGGGCCAATGGTGTAGCTCGTCGCGGTCGAAATCGTCCAGGTCGTCCGCGCTTGCCCATAGATGGTCAACCCTTCGGTCGCCATGCTATTGATCCAGTCGTTCAAACGTGCCAACGCATAGGCCGCATCATTCGCTGATGCCGTCTCGCTGACTTGCAGGATTCTCAGATCCTGCATCGACGCCGTGATCAATTCACTAACGGTCATCAGACCTGATACAACGCATTCATCAGCGTGGCCGTCGTGGTCGTGCTGTTCACCCGAATGCACTTCAGGGGCAGCAGGGTGCCTGCCGCGACCGTGAACGCGCCCGTGCTGCCATCTTCAAAGACCGTGACGACAATGCCCGCACCGCCGACAAAGATCGCGTTGGCCGGAATGGCTTTGGTCGCGGCACTCGCCGAATACGTGCTGCCATCAAAGTTGACCGTGTCGCTCTTGACAATCAAGACCGACCGATTAAACGTGCCACTGGCTTGTGCCATTTACTGGACCTGTGCCTTCCGTGGGCGTCCCGCCTTGCGCTTACTTGGCAATGATGGGAGATGTTCATGTGTGGCGTCGTCGGCCACTTTCGCTTCCGCCTGGGCGGTCTGCCCCATACGCTGGTCGGTAAAATGCCGCATCGCCGCAATGTCCGCCATCGACCGCTGCGCCACTTCGTACCCAGCCATCGCCAAGTCCGGCGTGTCGTACCAGCCCTGCTTCACCAACTTGTCCAATTCCTCTTGGTTCTGCACAATCTGCTGACAGGACCGCGCAAACGACTCACCCACCGCATCCCCGACTGCCGCCAGTGGATCGCCGCACATGACCTTCCCGTTCTCACGCGCACGGGCCTGATACACCATCTTCGGAAACGGCTCGTAGCCATTTGCGCCCATGCCGCCATGGCGCTTCTGGGTGTTCCACTTCGTCATCTCGCGGGAGTACTCGCTGTCGGGGTTGTGAATGATCGCCATGTGTCCTCTGAAAAGAGAGGGACGGCACCGTGCCGCCCCTCTTGTAACGTCGAATTACGCGACCGTGCCCGTGATGTTCGTGACGGTGCCGGCAATCGGAATCGCCGCAAACGCATTCCACAGACCATTGCAGGCGACACACTGCATGGCAATCGGGGCCGTCGCATTGACCGTGACCACGTCATACGACGCGCCCGCGCCAGACAGCCCGCCCGTGAACGTCAGCACATGCGCCGCAGCGCCGTTGCCAATGATCATCAGCGTGGTACCGTCCATGTCCTTGGTCGGAACAGGAACCGTCAGGGTAATGACCGATGTGCCATTGAGGATGACACGCAGGTCTGTTCCCGCTGCCGGAAGTGTCAGGGTCGAGGTCGCTGTGATGCTCTGCACCACGACCGCCCGAGACGCCTGATAGGTCACAACTTCCTGCGCCGAAGGAGTGGCAAAGTCTGTCGCCGCCCCATGCGTCACATTGGCCGTGATCTTGTGCGCGACCGTCGCGCTGCCATCAATGCCACGCTGGACCGGCACCGAGGTGCCAGACACGTAGCTCTGCATGACCTTCATCATTTCCTGATCGACCAGCACCAGTCGTCCCGCCGCCACAGACGTAGCCGACGCGACCGTGATG